AGAGACTTGTACGAGCGTTTTTGGAGCGAAGGTTCGTGCTGGCATCAAGGATGTCGAGCGCAGTCATCGCGTCATCAGTGCCACCAACTGTAGCCCAAGTTGTAGCGGCACCAGCAAAACGCTTCTGCTTGCCGGTGACGTTGCTTCCCAACTTGTTGCGTAGAATCTCGTCAACCTTCAGCGCAGCATCCTGTCCGTTCTGGACGGTGGCCTGCTCCATGTGGTTAAACAACTCAACCGCCGAAAGCAGATCACTGATGCCCACGATCTGTCCGTACTGAGACAAGCTGACACTCACCGTTTCAAGCGAAAGTTGCTTGTACTTGCTCGTTGCCATTGCCTCGCCTTCAGTCAGTGACTCAACGTCAGTTGTAGCACTTTCAGGATAGCGGAAGAACTTAACGTCCTTACTGCCGATCTTGCTAGGGAGAGGTGATTTGTATGCAAACTGATCAAGAACGATGTTCTTGAGAGTCTGCTCCAGTAACTTCTTGTCGAAGTAAGTTTGAAGACTGTCAGATATTCCTGACGTTCCTACTTTTGTAATTGCCATGTTATTTTACTTAATTTGCGAACATACCAACCCCGGCTTCATCTGCACTAGACATCGCCTTCAGTAACTCGTCTCGCTGCCTATCAGCGGAAAGTTTGTCGAATGACTCTATCTGCATTGTGCCACCAGGTTGGCTACCGTTCAGTGTTAGTTTTTCCTCATACTCAGCGACTTGCTTTTTCAAATCACTGACCTGTTTTTCCAGATCAGAAGATCGGTTTGCTTTTAAGTACATCGACGCAGCTTCTACAGCGTCAGTGATGCCTTCCGGGTATTGAGTCAGCACAGGTTTACGTTCCAACAGTTGGCCAACCATCTTGAACAGATCACTATCCTGGTTATTCAGGTCTTTGTGAGAGGCAGTAGCCTGTTTCCAGTTCGTGTCCCACTTGGACACAAACTCGGCTTGTTGTTTTTTCTGCTCCTGCTCAGTTGCGGTTTGCCGTGCCTGCTTGGCAGCTTTTCGGGCTGCCTCAGCGTTGGCATGATCACCCTCATCCTCGAACTCTTGAGCGATAGACTCATACTCCTCGGGTGAGTAGCGACTGGTGTTGGTGCGTTGCTGGATTTCCTCGATACTTTTCTCGTGTCCATCCTGGTACGCTTTCTTTTGAGCGTCTAACTCCTCGCGTTCTTTCTTCAAAGCAGCTTTGGCCTCGTTGACTTCACGCCAGGATTTGTTAGCTCGATCCTGTGACTTCTTGGCTCGGGAATACTTGGACTTGGGTTGTTCCTCCTCCTGTGTCTCCTCGAGCTTTTCCTCATCCGGTTGTTGCTCCGGTGCTTCTTCTTCTGGGGTGTCCTCCTGCTTGGCAGACTCCTTATCAGGTTTCTCGACCTGCGGTATCGAGATAGTGTTCGCAGTTAAGTCAAACGCGCTTACATCAGCGTCAGCTAATGCGGATAGCAATTGCTCGCGTTCTCCTGTCACCTGGCTCGGTGCTTCTGTCACTGTTTCAGACATAAATTAGTTTGCAGGCTGCCTCAGCCATTCCAGGTCATCCGTCACTCCTGTGACTTCCTCCTCGGGCTGCTGCCTCACTGTGGCTAAACCGTCTAAGGTTGCCAGTGCGGCTTTGAACCCGGCAGCTTGACCTGCCTGGTAATGCAAATCTGCTGGGGCTGAGATTAGCCGATCGCAATTGGTGATATGCAAGTTTCTCAGGTGTTGTTGTAGGTTGGTGCCTATTTCACTCCTGAGAAACTGCTGCAACTTGGCAGCGTGTTCGTTAGTCCACTCAGGTGGATCAACCCACTCCGGCACCTGCCGGAATGTTCTCCACGTTGTTAGGAATCTCCTCAGTTTGCTGAACATCTTGCTGTGCTGTTTGCGCGGCTGCCTGCTGCATTTGCGCGAATAAATTCTGTAGTTCTCCCTCAACCTGCTTGCCGGTCTTTGGGTCTTTCTCCTTCAGTGCTTCCAGGTGCTGAACAATGTGTTGTTCAAGCATCTGACCTTCTGCTGGCTCCGGTGCGGCACCTGTGTCTGCTCTGCTCTGGATGTAGTTGACCACCGTCTGGATATGCACCATGTGATCATCAGAGTCTTTGACTACTGCCGGGAAACCTAAGCGTAGGAACGTAATCTCGTTGGCTTGATCCTCGGCTTGTGTGGCTTGTTGATCCATCGGGTCTTGGTACAAACGCTTGACCAGAGTCGCGTCATCCGACTCCAAGATGCTCTTGCGGAGTTGGCCTTGATTGATAAACGGATCATTAGCAAACATCTGAAAACGAGTGACTGCCTTCTGCATTAGGAGTTGTTTGTTGACTCCATCCGCACTCCCGGTTGGCTCAATGCCGTAGTTCTCGTGCAGTGCCTCCTGCGGTATCTGCTGGGCAGTGTCGAGGTACCAGTAGTCCAGGCTAGTCTTGTCGTATTGCAGGAGTAGCGACCAACTCATCCGGTAGAGTTTGCCCAGTGCTATGCGGAAGATTCGCATCCGTAAATCACTGCTCTGCTGGTACAAGCCACCGATAGCCTGAATCTCAGTTGCTGTTCTTCTCTCCGTGTTTTGAAGTGTCTGCGTTAGGCCAAAGTCAGGAGTAGATACTCGGTTTTGAGCCAACTCCCGCATGATGTTCATCTGAGTGTCAAACGAGATCGGGGGGGCTTGGTTGGCAACCGGCTGAATACCAAACGGCAGGATGCTGCCAGGTGTCATTCTTAGGTTGCCGGTGTTTGGCATATCCCTCTCAGCGCGGAAGAGAGGTCTGTTCGCCAACGTCATAAAATCGTTTTTGTCGTTTAAGAGTTTGGTGAGGTCAGCCTCCATCGTGGCTTGAAGCTCAACGACTCCTCGTGGACTGTAGAATCCTGGGTCTTTGATCTCGTAAGGAAACGCGATGAACGGTGGTTTACCGTGCTTGTAGGGCACCTTCATCATCGGGCGCAAATCAGTCTCAGGCTGAGTTGGTGAGAACGTGCTGATGCACCACTGCCCAGTCTTCTCCTCGCGGAAGTACACCTCCCAGACGATCACCTTCTCATCATCACTGAACGTCAAACCTTCACGCTCAAAGCGAGTGTACTCGGTGTCCATATCACCGGCATCGTTGTTGTAATTGCCAGAAATCTGGCGAATGACCTCCGGGTCTTGGTTCAGGTGTTTCTGCCTGCGATATGAGTCCAACGAGTAAACGCTTATGTGACAAATTCGGTCTGCCTCCTCGATGCTCCGAGTCCAGCCCGGAACAACGAAGTGCTGCGGATCAATGCTGAAATAATTTAGCTTTTTAGCTTTGGAATCCCACAGCACCTTCATGATGCCGGTGCCACTCACCAGCATTGCGTCCACCGCACTCAGCACCTCAGTCTCCAGGTTTGTGCGTTGTTTGAGTCTGTGGTCAAACCACTGAGCGGCAGCAGTTGTGTACTCTGCCACCTGTGGTGTGGTGGGGATAAACTGAGCGATGAGGTCTGTGGCGAATAACTGCTGAAAGTAGGCAGGCTTCAGTTCGCTGATCGTAGTGTCTACTAACGGAAAGTGTACGTCACTGGCACCGGGCCAAGGCTTGTTTCTTCGCCTTAGACCGTGGTGCCGCATCTCGTAAAACATCCGTTGCCGGGTGTCCCACACACTGCGATCTGCCAGGTCTTGTAGAACTGATGCGTTTAACTGCTCACGCGATTTCATACAGAATAATCGTCTTCCTCGTCATCCTCATCTTCGTCTTCCTCAAGCAAATAGCCCAGTGCCTGGAGTGACATAAGGCTGGAATACATCTGTAAGCCACCGATCAATGTGGCATCGTCCAGATCAAACTCTTCCTGGTACCTAGCCACGAGTTTCTCGATGTCAGAGCAGAAGCATTCAAGTTGGCCTGATAGCTTCATGACGCAAAAAGACGCACCGTTTTTGGTGCGTCTCTGCTAACTTTGGCAAATCTTTCAGCCGTTGTTGTTAGTTGGTGATACTTTTCTTTTCTAGTTGTCTCTCGTACTCGACTATCTGCTCCAGTGCGCTTTCCACGAACTGCTTTGCCTGTGGTGATGCCATGTAAGCATCCTGAAATCCACGCTCATTGTTCAGGATCAGTCTCTTCGTCGCGTCCAACTTGATGCTGGTCGCGCATCCGTATCCTAATCCAGTCAAGCTTGTCATTAGCACGATCCTCAACATCCTGCTCAAGTTTCTGTTTATTGGCTTTTTCTCCATATCCTAGTGTTTTCTTAATGATCTCAAGTATTAATCTGATTGTCTGTAGTAAGTTCATCCTGTGTGTAGCCCCATACTCTCCCTGATTTTGTGGTCACCTGACCACTCTGCCATCCCTGCCTCCAAGACCTCCTCCAAATTAGGCTGCCAACGCTTCTCCCACATGTACTGATCCGAGAAACTCGCCATCGCCATGACTAGCGCATCTGCCCGGTCAGGAGAACTGAAGCCTCGTGACTTCATCTCCTTCTTACTCTCCAAGTTCAACTTGCCAGTCTTGCTGGTGGCTACTCTTCTGGTGGTCAACTGACTATGCAGAATCTCGCAGTCTGGCAGGATCGACTCACAGCGGTCTATCTGTCTGGCAGCCTCAAACCACATCTCCGTTCCACGGTTAGTGTAGCGATCCGGGTCATGCGCTCTGCCGCCTAAGTTCACCTGGTGGATCGGCCACCCCATCTCTGCAAGCTGATGGCACATCGGCAACCCTAGCCCACCTGCATCACCAAATATCTGCTCAGGCTTTAAGCCAGCCTTCTCAAACTCCAAAGCGAACCGGGCACAACCTGCCATCGTATTTGCCTCTCTCCAGGCAATCAGCTTGGTAACCCTGTTGCCTACTCTCATGCAGAACACAGACTCATCGCCTGCTGCTGCAAAGTCACATGCCGCCACAACCTCGTGTCCTTCTTTGTTGGGTGGACCCCTTTCTTC